GTAACCGTTGTCTGAATCGATACCGTTTAGCAATCTCAGCCCGTGTCATCTTTGACCGTGGCTTGTCCTCACCGATACCAAGCTTGTAAATGTGCGTGGCATCCACACCGCGGGAGTTCTTCACCCAGCCCGTGATGTGGGTCACACCTTCTTTGTGTAAGGCTCTGAGATAAGACTGGACCGTGACGATATGCAGGCCCGTCTCATCGCAGATGTTGTACGCAGTGCAGCCCTCCATCAGCATCTTGATCATCCGTGCGTACAGCAGTTCATTCATCTTGATCATGATCGGACTGCTTTGACCGTGTTCCAATTGGCTTTGCTGGCACGCAGCCGTTGACCGATGCGCGACTTTTTCTCAAGCACATTGCGCTTGTCTTTCAACGTGTCTTGCTGCCGTTCTTTGGCTTCCTTAGCCGCCTTTTTCAAGTCGATGGGTTTGTCCAACGTGCGAACATTGAACCGTTTGAGATAAGCAAGGATCTCCTCATTTGTTTTGCCGGCCATGAGCAATTCCCAGATCTTAGGAAGGTAGGCCGCGAGATAACGTGATGTGTGGCAAAAAACCTGGTACTCGTACTTAGGAACACGTTTAAGTTCATTGAACTGCACCCAGTTCAAATCGTGTTCTGTGCAAAACCAACTTATCAATTTGCCCATGTTGGCATTGCTCAAGTGGTTTCTTAACAGACACCGATCCCAAGCCTCCTGCAGGTCTTCCTTTTTGGTCTCGGTAGCAACTTCATCTAGCAGTTCGAGTAGATTCATGCTGCATCTCCTGCGCTGTCACGCCAGTCATCGGTACAGGCTCGCTTACGCAAGACCATGGTTTCGACGGCACGAGCAAAAGCATAAAACCAATGATCAGCCGTCAGTGAGTCAGGGATGCTGTCAGCACAGGCCTTGATGTCAGCATCAGTGAGCCTGGCAGGGCAGTAACGCCCCTGCTCACACTTTTGATTGCATGGTGGGCAGCTATGCATGTTCCTGGCTCCTTCGCAGGAAGTTGGGGCCATCTTGCTCAGCCTCGAGTTCGCGGATGTCATTAGCTGCATCACTCACACCATGCCAGTCCCTGCGAGCGATCATGACTTGCATGTACTCAACCAGCACTTGAATCTGTACTTCTGGGTCTTGGTAATCTCTCATTGCTAATCTCCAGGGTTGCGTCTGCAATACGGATAGCCAGCGTCGCAATGCGCTCAGGCGTATCCAGTGAGTAAGGTCCATCCTTGTAATGCTCAATGCCGCGGGACAAGATCCCGTTAAGCGCTGCAGCAATCAGCGTCAATCGATCATCACTCTTCGCCATAAGGCATGCTCCATAAGACATAAATTAAAAACACTGTCAGCCCGATCGAGCCAACGCCAAACATCGTGATAAGCCAGTCGATAAAGTCAGCCATTACCGCGCCGCCCACTGTGCAACGCCGTTGCTGAAGTAGATAACAGCGCCGGCAAAAAGGGCGTACAGCAGCCACTGGAGGCCCTTGTAGCGAATCATTTGGTAGGGCGTGCGGTCAAGTACCATCAGGTCATAAACCCAGTCCTGATCGTGGCTGTAGTAGTTCCTGGGGGCAGGTGAGTAGCAAGCACTCACACCAAACTTATAAGGCCGCTTGGTTACGGGTTTAAGCTTGCTCGTCTCAAACTTCGAGATGGGGCAAGTGCCCAGGTGCTGTAAGTAAACTTGTTCCATCAGAAGGGTGCCTCCTCATAAGTTGACAGGTCAGGCTTGGGTTTGAACGCCAGCTTGACTTGATTGCGTTGCAGGTAAATCCACTCAGGAAATGGCCACTCGCGGTCATTGATCAATCGGACTGCGCAGGTCCCGTCGGGTTGAATGTGCTCGAGGATGCCAAGCCCTCGAGGTGTTTTCACGCGTGTGCCGGGGATCATTGTTCCCTCGCTTTCAGCATGGCGTCTGCAATCATGTAAGCCTGCCTCGCGGTTGCATCAAAATAATTCCCCTGCGCCAGTGCTTGCATCGCCTTGGCTGCAAAGTAATCGCGTAGGGTCATGCCCATGGTGAAGTCATGATCGATATACCCTGTATCACTGACTTCTTTGTGCCAATCGTGTGTATGTAATGGAAACGCTGGTCCACCTGTTTTCATACCACCTCCACTAATGTTGTTTGGGGATCAAGGTCACGCTGGCACAGCAGGTCAGCGATTGCTTCTTCCTGGGTCCTGCCAAGGCCCGTAGGCCAGCCAAGGTCCCAGTCCTCCTCGGCTGCAACAAAGTACCCCTGCATGGGGCGATCAATGATGATTCTCATGCTGCTTTCCTCCGTGATTTGATGTGCTTGAACATCGACTCAAGCTCTTCCATTTCTTCGACCAGGCGGTCATAAGCATTGAGTTGATAGCCATCAAGATCAGGCCACTCACTAGCTAGCGTGCGGTTCAGGTTGTTGGCTTTCTCGACCACATTGCACACCTGAAGTCTCAGGTCATACTTGTCAGATTCAATTAGCTTGTACATGCGTCCTCCAAGGGGGCTAGGCCCCCGGTTGATTAGCGGCTGGTAACTTTGACTGAGAAGACTGCAGTGGTCTTTTGGAACTTGGCGTAAGCCTCGGCACCGAAAGCCTTGATGAAGGCGTCCTTGTCAAACGTCGAGCGGTTGGTCTCAACGTAAGTGGCTTTGAAGAGCGAGCCTTCAACAGACTTGGCACCGCCGTTGCTAGCGCTGTCCTTGATGGCGTCTTTGATTGCGTCAGCCTGCTTGGTCAGGTCTGCGATCTGGGCGAGCAATGCGCCGAGTTGGTCAACCGATGCTGCGGTGATGTTTGCGATGTCGTTTTGCATTTGGTTTGCTCCTGGTTTGCTTCACAGCGAAGTTGCTGTAAGGAGAATGTTAGGGATCTTTAATCCACTTGTCAAACAGTTTCATCAAGATCCCTACCGTTCATGCACCAGAAAACGACCGCTCAACCTACTGATAATTATTTTTGGCCTGCCAATACTTCAAAAGCGATTCAAACATGAGCCATCCGCGCTCGACATCAGCCTTAGTCCACTCGAAGAGCGATACCAGGCCAGCGTGAGTGGTTGAGACAAACACGTTGGCACAAGCCGCCTCGGGCAGGATCAATCCTGATCGGTAAGCCGCCAGTTGCATCAGGTGCTCATCAAACCCTTGCGGATCATCGTTCGGACCAAAGGCCTTGGTCTTGATGTCAATGACCGCCACCTTGCAGTGCAGATCGCACTTGCCACCAAAGCCTTGCGGGTGGCTGAAGCTTTTTTCGCTGATCCATTCCTGCTTGCCATACGCTTTGTCGAGGATCTGCTTGACGGCCAGGTAGCTCTCATTTGGTGGCCCACCCTCGAAGGCGCTTTGGACCTTGGCATGGATAGCAGTGCCAAGATCTCGAGCCTCTGAAGCCTGCTCTTTGCTGTCCTTCAGTACCCGGTCAGCGTACTGGTCCAGGCTCTCATCATCACGCTTGGGTAGCGTCAGTGATGCAAGCAGGATCTGTTGCTGTTTCCAGGCCTCTAAACCGGGCTTAGCGGCGCAATTGAGGATGGTTGTGACCGAAGGTACCAGGTTGTATTTGCGCGCGTCCCTGAGCGTTGTATTGCGCAGATGGCCGGCATTCGATTTGACCTGGTACATCGGCTCGCCGGTACGGGTGTACCAGTGTCCAGACTCCGAAGGGCGCTCTTTTATTTCCATGCTTTCACTTTCACGATGCGTTGAAGTTTTCCTGACCGGCCAGGCTTGCGCTCGCCGGTATCCTCAATGAATCCTTTATCGAGCAGGGCGCGAAACCGCGCCGTAATCGATGAGTAAGGCTTCGTTGGATTGAGTGCTAAGACATCATCTTGTGTGCAGCCATCGGCAAAACGCTTGATCGTTTCGTAAACGAGCTTTTCAAGTTCACTGCTTTTAACCGCATGGGCTGCCGCATGACTCGTATCAGGGTCATCTCTACGGACCAAAAGCTTAGGGTCCGTGCCAAACTCGGCAATCTCTGGAAGCTCAAGCTGTTTCATAGCCAATGCCTCGGCCAAAGTAGGGTGGTGGATTCCTTGCCGCCTATGTCAACAAGTTCGGCAGGCGTGAAGAACTGGCCGCCAGGCCACACCCACACATGCTTCTTTGTGAAGTGCGGCACCAGCATGACGCCATTGACATACCAAATGGGAACCCAATCCCGTTCAGCAAGCTTGTTCTCAACGGGCTTAGCAACTGCTGCTTTTTGGGTTAATTGTTTAGCCATGATCAGAAGGGGATGTCATCATCAATGTCATCAAGCTTGGCCGGAGCGACATGCTTGATCTGCTGCCTGTTTTCCCATTCGGGTGACTGCATGATGATCTTCTTCAGACCCTCGGTCAGCGCATCGAACTCGTGCTGCTCGAAGTAACCAAAGCTGAAGTACACCTTCTTGTTGACCATTTCGGGCATGCCAAGCTTTCTGAGCGCTGCAGGCACCGCGGTAACGGTGTCTACGTTGGCAAAGGTCTTATCACCCTTGACTGCGTGCGTCACAGTCAGCATGCAGGGCGCACCGATGATGGTACGAAGGTCAAAGCCGCGAAGTTCCTGGGCGGTGAATTCCCTGCCACGCCAGCTAATCAGCGTCTTGCGAAGC